TCGCCGTATCAATGGCATCATGTAAAGTAGAGTCAGCGAAGCCTTGCCACCTCTGTGCCTTCTTTAGTCGATTGACGCCCATGCCTTTCTGGTATGTTTTACGTGCTTTGTTGGCCGTGTCAATCGCATCATGTAAAGTAGAGTCAGCGAAGCCTTGCCACCTATGTGCTTTCTTCAGGCGATTAACTCCCATGCCTTTCTGGTATGTTTTACGTGCTTTGTTGGCCGTGTCAATCGCGTCATGTAAAGTAGAGTCAGCGAACTGCTGCCACCTCTGTGCCTTCTTTAGGCGATTCACACCCGATCCATTGATCGCCCTGACCGCTCGAGCAGTTCCGGCGTTGATGAGTGTTTTACCTGCCGACTTTGCTGTTTTGGTAATATTTCCGCCTTTGCTATATGATGCAGATGCACCTTGTAAAGCGTCTTTGTAAGAACAGCCGTGTGCTTGTTGAAATCGCTTAACGTGTTCAATCCATGCGTTCGCCATACTTTACAATGAGATTATTATTTTTTTCAAATCTTTATAACTTTCTTCAAATAATTCATATGACTTTTAGCCTCGTAAAGGTTAACCATCTTCTTGGCCACCATTTCCTTAAGTAATTTCCTCACTTCGCGAATTAATTTCGGGTTATTATTTCCGGCTTGGATTGAACCGTCAACGATTTCGAACCTTGTTTTGAGAGGATCAATGCCCTCACCCGATAGGGGTCGTTTGCTTTGAATGAGTTTCTCTAATGCTTGTATGTTCATGTTTTTCGGGGCTCCGCCATTAACTCCTTTATAATCGTGTTGTTCACAGTAAGCAACTAGTTCTTTTTTATATTTAGTACGTTCCTGTGGGACCATGCTCCCTGAATCTCTGATTGGTGTGCTTGAACTCAAAGCGCGTTGACTCGACGGGCTTTCCGTCAAAGATAGTCTACTCTCTGGGCTTAAAAAATCCATCCAGTTAATTTTTTCTGGCTCATAATCTGGTTCAGTCAAGGCTGAAATGTTTGAAGAAGATCGAGCCCTTCCGCGTGAAGACATTCTATTTTTTAAGCCTGAAAGTGATTGAGTTGATTCGGTCAAGTCTGAAATTCTAGAAGATCGACCCCTTTGGCGTGGCATCTCTGTAAATGTTCTCCTTTCCGTCAATGTCGATACATTCGGCAATTCTCTCTCCGGTCTTGGTTTTTCAAATGTCGTTCTTTCCGTAAGTGTTGATACATTCGGCAATGCTCTCTCTTTCTCTGACCTTGGTTTTTCAGGTTCAAATACTTCGGTCGTTAGAAAATCAATAGTTGTTTCCTGATCAACTCGCCTAAGAGTTCCGAATGTTTCCTTAATCTTTTTCGAAACGGCCGGCCATCTATCTTTCAGTTTCTGCAAGAATTCATAACCCTCTTGCTGAACCAATGTATTCAAAACCCATTCAACCTTATAGGGTTCCATGAACTCCCCGAACTTATCTTTTAGATTATTATAGAGGTAGAGTTGGGCATCTAGTTTTACATCTTCAGGGTCAAGAGTCTCATGACCGATGTCGATCATTCTCTGGGCATAATCTTCATCGCTTTCACCTGGTTGCTGGGCTACCTCCTGCCCGGTATTTCGTAACCTTAAGGCTTCTTCATAAGAAGCAATTTTCTTTTTATTGATTATATCAACCCGGTCCAACTCTGCTTTATTGGCTGAATCTAATTCATCGTAGTGCTTTCTTATGTTTGGAACGTTACTTATTTCATTGTCAAGGGATTTTATTGTTGCAATTGTTAATTCAACTTCACGTTCTAAATCTGTTTTCTCACTTGCCCAATTCGCATACGACATGCCTCCATCGTCGAAATCTTTATTTATTTTTTCAATTCTGAGTCTTAGGTTAAGAAGGTCGGTATAATTTCGGTCCCGATCCGCGATTTTCCTTCTTAGAAACTCATCAGAATTACGGTTAAACTCTTCCTTAGAAGGTAGGTTAATAATTATATTTGGATCCGGCTCTTCTAAATCGAGATCGAGATCTGGCGGCACAAACTTATATAATTTGCCGTTGATCTCAACCGGTTTCTTACTTTCTTGCTGGTAGTCCTTTATCATTTCTTCCGTTACTTCGCTTTGAATCTTCTTCGGGCGGTATTGAGGAACTGCATTCTTTAGCATGGTTTGAATCTGAATGTCATTAATTATATCATTCATCATTAGATCGGTCGCATTCTTTTGTACAATGGCTTGAGGGGTTCGTGGATATACCTTAAAATTATCATCGTCCGGAATTACTTTTTTGCCTTGCTTAAGGATTTTTTGTAAAGCAATATCCGACTTATATTGTTGTAGGGTTAAGTTCAAAATTCTATTTTCAAAAGGGTTCATATACTATACTTCGATAAAATAAAATATTGAAAATAACAGTTATTGTAAAATTCTAATATGAATTAAAGGAAAAATTTATTTTCTAAAGTAAGTATATAATGGCTATGCAAACAGACAGTTTCACGTTCGCCAAGTCCAATGATCCGCAGAGCGTTGAGGAAACTACCCCTTTTAAATCGAAAACATTTTCATACGTGAATGATATAAATTCAGGAGTATACAATAACACCGGCCCAACTCTTGTTCAGTTTGATCTCTCGAGTATTTATAACTCATCCGGCTTAAGCGATAGCGCCGACCTCTTCCTTACCATCCCCATTGTCATGACCCTCGCATGTGCTTCTGCGAGCGACATCCTAGCAGGCCCGACCGGTGGTTTCGCCATGGCTTCCTTGAAGTCAAATTACACCCATCTTATCCATCAAATTGAAGTTGTAGCCAACGGGAAGAGCGTGCAAGATATGCAGCCGTACATTTCCATCTATAAGCACTTTAAAATGTTGAGCCAGATGACGGCAAATGATTTGTCAAGCCAAGGAACAACCCTCGGTTTTGCCGACGTCCTTGACTCTTCCACGTCCATGGTCTACAAGGCCGGTTCAGGCTCAGCGGCCGGAGATGCTGGTTCGTACCTTTCCAACAATCGTGTTTTTAATAATGCGACCGCAGCCAACGGCTCCCAGATGCTTCCAGGAGTGCAAAACGTAGGATGTGTAAATGAGGCACTTCAACGTAAATCGTCCAGATACATTGACGTCTCTTCTTCAGCAGCCAATAACTTTATTGGAAACCTTGTTTCAGAAACACAACTTCAGAACGAATTCAGACCTTACTACAAACTTCAAACCATTTCAAGTGGTAAACAAGTCATGACTTGGTTTGATTACGCTGTGATTCGTGTTAAAGATCTTTGCGATGTCATGGACAAAATGGGCCTTACTAAAAAGATGGATGTGCTCCTTCGGTTGTACATTAACACTGGTTCAATAACAACCGCAATCGGTGGCACGGTTACGGCAGGAAATTACTACTACACCTCTCAATCTGGTTCTACCTTTTCCAACGTTTGCCCCATGACAATTAACTATCTTGGATCGGCTCTGCCAACGGGGGCAACTCAACTCGTTGGAGGCGTATATGTCGCAAGATCTCCAGCGACCACCATCGCAACGGTTAGCGTCCCGGCTTACGCGAGTCCAATGAGTGCATGTAGGGCATACTACTCCATTTGTGAAATCGAATCAAACAAAGCAGGAGCCTACCTAACGCAAAATATTCACAAAAACATCGTATTCGAGAGCGTCATCACGAATACTTACAATAATATCCCATCGGGTGGCACTTTTAGCCAACTTGTACAGAGTAGCATCAAAAATCCTTTAGGTGTTTTCATTGTCCCAACCATCGCCTCGGCTACTGCAGGATATTCTCAATGGGGGTCTTGCTTTGATACTTTCCCCGCAACATTCTGCCCTTGCTTGTCGCTTACCAATCTTCAGGTTTTACTTGGAGGCGTAAACCAGATGCCCGGTACTGGTGCATTGAACTACACTTTTGAGAATTTCATTGAACAGATCGCCCTTGCCGAGGACGGGGCAAACATGACGCTTGGAGTCTCGGCCGGTTTGATTAATCAAAAATGGTGGGACTCGAACCGTTGCTATTGGATCAATCTCTCGCGTGGGACTCCTGCAGATAAAGCCACCTACCGAAACCTCAATATTGCGTTTACCAACAACTCGAGCATTGCTATTGATCTGCTTGTATTCACAGTTTACCAGGACGAGATTGAATTAAATGTTCAATCGGGGGAAGTCAAACGGATACAGAAATAAAATATTTATTAAAAACATGAGTAAAATACTTTGGCATACTTTAACGATAAAAGTCCCGTCCGAAATGGTTACCTATACCCCAAAGGGGAAAGTGAGTGTTAAGAAAACTCTGACGAAAATGAATCATATTTCAAGTTCACAAAGAAAACCAGCAATAAAAATAATTCCGTCACCAGATAATAACGTCCATGTCATCGAAGGCAAACAATGGGATCCGAATGAATTACAAGCAAGATTAAAGAGAGTCAATGAAATGGAAGCCAAGAATAAAGGAAGAGTTTTCTCTTCTTCAAAAAAGAGATTTGAGACAACCGTAAAAAAACATGCTCGGACTTTGGTCGATACTAGAATAGGAATCGACCCCAATATTAAAGGGTATACCTGGAACAAACAAAAAGGTAAATGGTGGGCAAGAATTAAAGTAAATGGAAAACAGCAACACCTCGGATTTTATGATCGGGAAGACGAAGCACATAACGCTTATTTAGTGGCGAAACGCGAGACGCTTCGAGCAGTCGAATAAACCGAAAACGTCGATTGTCATAATGTAGCACATTTTTCCAAATGTATTTAATCTAAACACATTTGGATTAAATAGAAATAATGTAAATGAATTTGGATTCAATGAAAATAATCTCATTCAATTATGCATAAATATTTTAATTTGCAAATTATACCAAACTAGAATAATGGAATAGATAAATACAATAATATTTTAATGGAAGTTAGATTATTTCCATTATGAATTTATCATTTTACATTATATTAATTTGGTTAAATCTAATTAGATTAATTGAAGTGAAAAATATTTCATGCATTATTAGAACTTTTTTCAAAACTATTTTCAAAACCATATTTCTATTTTCAAAATAGTTTTCAAAAAAGTTCTAATAATGCATAAAAATAGTACATGTTTCAATTTTTAGAATCCAAACGGATCCATACCTAAAGAATCCATAGAATCCAAATTGAAGTAAAAATTATTTTATCTAAGAAGTATACTTCTTTTCAAAACTTTTTTTAAAAATAGAAATATGGTTTTGAAAATAGTTTTGAAAAAAGTTCTAATAATGCCATCTAATAGAAGTCATTTCAATTTTTAATATAATTTGACTGAGCCACTAAAACGCTGGTAGCCATGGCATCAGTATCATGCTTTAGTTCATTCATCATATCGCCGTATTTGCTGCTCAGGTAAATAGATCTTAACATGGTACAACCTACTTTCTTTCCTATGACTTTATTGAGTGTCATTTGAATATCTTTTGTTTTAAAGGGGAGCCCATTTCTTTTTACAAGTAGATCATTACATTTGAAAGGTCTATGATCAAGATAATATTCAATAACATGTTTTAATTCAGTTGGAACGGGAACAACCTGTGTATGATATGTTCCCTTAGTTTTATAATTTCCAAAGTAAAAATTAACACCATCATACCAGTTTGAATTTTCTTGAGGCTTTCCGATCTTGGCGATATAGTCCAAGTTACGGCGTGGGGGCATCATGGTGAACAAACACATCAAAACATATTCAACCGATGCCTTTGGGAGAGCGTCACGTTTTTGTACAATATGATCCCATGAGACTTCTTCATTTATATAGCGATCTGATTTTTTTGTTGAATCTTTTAATTCAGCATTTATTAGATCCATCTGTTTGGTATAAAATTCCAACGTCTTTTTAAAGCCTTTACGCTCTTTACATGCATTGACACACGCAATAATGTATGACCTTGCCGTGTTGCGATTGGATGGCATCTTCTTCATGATATATTCTGTTTTCTTCAAAAAGTTAAAATCTTTAAGTTCCTTACCGTCGTTCAATTTCTTAAGATTATGAAGATACAACTTCTTGCTAGAATCAGACATTGAACCACCAATAAATTCCATATATAATGTACAGATTATATTTTTATTTGCTAAAAAACGTATTTTAAAACCCGAGCCAGTTGGTTCCGTCGCAATAGAAAGTTTGAACTGTGTTAGTCAAAAATCCTGTCCATGATGTTGCAAATGGAGTCGTAAATCCTGCTGGATAAAGTGCCGTTGTTGGTGATGTAGTTGGGCATGTAATCGTTAGAGTTCTTCCACTAAAATTTCTAAAGTGAATAACTTGATTAACTAACCTTGCTGGCATTGTAATTGTGTAATTTGCTGCATTTGCATTACAAAATATATAGTAATCACGATTTATACTAGATGGAATTGTAAAAGAAGCAGAAACTATACTAAATGCTGTATTTCCGCTTAATACGCCAACGCTAGAATTTATTACAGTATTTGCCGACCCAAGAGTAATTGTGCCTCCTGCACTCTGCGTGCCTCCAATACTTACATCTCCTACGCCTAACTGTGCACCAATAACAATGTTTCCATTGACAGCATTCGGACCAATTGATAAAGCAGTTGTTCCTGCCGATGTATCATTACAATCAAGAGTCGCAGTTTTTATATTTCCATTTGCAAGTATTAAACCTGTTGATTCTAATGGACCTCCAATACGTGTGGTTGCAATTACATTTCCAATATCAATATAACCACTGGCTCCGACTCCATTTCCAATGTTAATGTTTCCTGTACGTGCTATGTTGGTTCCAATATTTAATATACCTCCAATCATGTTATTACATAAATTGATTGTTCCTCCTGAAGCATTTGTAGAGTTATTGATAGAGTTTCCCTGATGGTCGATATTTGCACAGTGAACTGATGTTCCAGTCGTTGCACCAATGCGAATTGTTTGACCAAAAGTACCATTTGTTGCTATATTCAAATTGGCCGCCAAAGTATTCAGTAGATTGAATGCAGTTCCTGCCGATAATGTATCAATGCCTGAAGAATATAATGTCGCAATCGTAGTTGGTCCTTGAGCAACAGGGTACTCGACAAAATCACCTAATGCTGACGGAAAAAAATCAGTATTGAAATTAATTCCTGTAAAGTTAGGAGATGGGGCTGTATTTGAAGTCATACTCTATCATGATATTAAAAACTAGGCAATCCTTACTGCTTTAAAAAAGAAATTCGTTGTTCCTGATGCAAGTGAACCTTTGACAGTAGGAATTACATTAAAATAAAGTGTAAATGCTGTTTGTACCGAGACAACCGTGGATAAATGTACATATGCAGATTCTCCGGTTAAATAGGGCGTTACAATTCCATAATCATAATCTGCACTTGATGATGGGTCGTTTGTTTGTAGTACTGTACCGAAACCAAAAATTATTCGTGTGCATGCACTGGAATTATTATACTGTCTACATGCACTAACAGTCCATGAACCTGGAGTTAATGCTATACTTGCTAAACTTGTAGCATTTGTTGAATCCGGAATTGCATTTGTTAAATTTGTGCCTAATAGTACATACCCCACTTGTGCTGATGTCGGTGCTGTAACTGTTCCTGTATGACTTGTCGTAATGTATTTTCCTGATGGTAAGGTTAATCCGTTTGATGCTGTCGTTACTGTATTTGCCGATCCGAGCGTAATTGTGCCTCCTACACTTTGTGACCCACCAATGCTTACATCTCCTACCCCTAACGATGCGCCGATAACAATGTTTCCATTGACAGCATTCGGACCAATCGCTAAAGCAGTTGTGCCTGCCGATGTATCAACACAATCTAGAATCGGAGTTGTTAATTTTGTAGTTGCCTTGACGCTCGTACCATTTAGGACTGTGTTCGAAGCGGTTGAACCTATCGTCACCGTTCCTCCGTTATTTGTTGCGATATTCAAATTAGCAGTTAGAGTATTCAATAGATTGAATGCAGTTCCTGAAGATAAAGTATCAATAACTGAGGAATAAAGTGTAGCAATTGTTGTTGGTCCCTGAGCAACAGGGTACTCGACAAATTCACCAACTGCAGATGGGAAGAATGTATCATTGAAATCAATTCCAGTAAAATTAGGAGATGGGGCTGTATTTGAAGTCATATACTATACCATGAGATTATTTATTAAGCAATCCTCACAGCCGTACAGTTTATGTTGTTGAATTGCATTGTGCTTGCAGTCATAGCACAATTGAAAACAATAGATTGTGAATTACTCGTCACATTTAGAATTCCTATAAAACAAATAGGAATCACAGCGTCAAGTCCATTAGAACCGATATTATAAGGGTCTAACGTCGTATTACAACCAGAGATAGATTGTTGAAAGATTTGGCATACAGCGGCCGCATTGCCTGCATTACTTGATAAGGCATTGATATATAAAATATATACGCCTCTAATCAATCCGAACATGCTACAAAATTGTCGTGATGTTGTATCTGCTGTTAGAACTGATGTACTTTTTGTATTTGAATATCCGAGTTGGGATATTATAGGAGTGTATGAGGTTGTTCCTAATGAGATTCCTTTTCCATTACCAAGTGTAAGTCCATTCAAAAAAGAAACGGTTGACGTAGTCGAACCTATAAATAAATCACCTGTTGTCAGTCCTTGTCCTATTTCAATGTGTCCAGTTGTCGTAGAATCAAATAAGGAAACATTATTTGTTGCACTTTGTGTATCTATTGTTGTTGTTAAAAGTTTTCCAATCGTACCATTGGTAGCGTTTATATTAGAACTACTACTTGTAAAGAAGGAAGAATTAAAGGACCCAAATGTATATATAGGAGCATTATTTGTTGTCATATTCTTTAGTTGTACATTTTAAAATAATATATATATCTATATTATGTCGTTCAACGTTATCCTAAACTCGTCTAATGCTGTAGGAAGCAACGCTAATACGTATAACTATAACTTTATCGGAGGCAATTTTTTAGTAGAGGAAGGCGATCGTATTTGCGTCGCTCAAGCAACCATTCCCTACAGTTGGTACAATATCACAACAGCGCAAACAATTACTGTCACATGGCCATCTGGTCCTACGAATTTTACATGGACTATTCCTGCAGGATTCTATAGCGTATCTGATCTGAATCTTCTTTTACAAACATTTTGCATCACGAATAAACTTTACCTAATCAATGCTTCGGGAGTTAATGTTTATTATTTAGCGCTTTACACAAATGCAACATACTACAAAGTACAACTTATAGCCCAAACAGTTCCTACTTCCTTACCGTCTGGCTATTCTGCGCCCGCCTCTTTTGCAGGCTATCCTGCCGTTGCAACTACCCCTTCAATCACATTAAGCACTTCTTCGGCAACTTTTAACTCAATTATTGGTTTTGCTGTTGGAACTTTTCCCTCTGTAACAAGTGCTGATATTTCCGTACTTTCTACTCTAACTCCTGTAGGGTCTGCTGTCAATTCGCTTCTTATGTCTTGTAATTTGTGTAGCAATCCTGTTTCCATGCCTAGTGATATTGTTGCTGGAATTCCTATTACTTCAACATTTGGAAGCAATATCAATTACAGTCCTTCCTATGAACAGTGGGTAAAACTTCGACCAGGTAAATACTCATCCATGACAATCCGATTGTTAGATCAGTCCTTGAATCCATTGACTGCTTTAGACACAAACATTCTTATTGTTTTGAATATTCGTAAAGAAAAATAAAATATAAGAAGAATTAATTTTCTTTGGGTAGTATATGACACACCCACTTTTGATTGCCTGCGGTTTGAATCCTGCTTTGCGCTTTAAGAATAAAACTCTTGGGAGAATGGCCGAGCGAAAAGTAAAGCACCTTATTCATCATGGTTTCGGTAAAAAGATTGGAACCGGATTTAAAAAGGATCCAGAGCCTGACTCTCCTGAAATGCACCTTGCTGTAATGCCGAAGCGCCGCGCCCTCAAATTTAGGAGTTAAAGGCGTGCATTCGATTGAAGAGGATTTTGATCAAGTTTTTCTTCACCTTCTACGTCTCTTTCAATTACAATACATCCCATTTTTATTTTAGAACACTTGCTCTTATAACAACTCGCCATGATGGCAATTACGAGGCCTATTAGGCTGCTATATAATCCTGTATAAAACACTTCCGAAAAAGCCATATACTTAAAGAAAATATATTATTTAATTATATGTACCATTTAACACCGTCTAACTATAGTGATTTACGAACAATTTTGCTTAACAGACTTCCACATTTATCAGAAGATGAAATTGAAATTTTAGTTGATATTTACATGAGCATGTAGAGCGAAGGGGACTCGAACCTCGACCATACAAAAGGGACGTCTCCCCTCTATACGGGCAACCTTGCCACTCTCCTACATAGGTTTTAGAAAATAATTTTTAATATCTATAAATAATATATGATTTGTGAAATATGCGATCGGAAATTTAATTCTCCGCCTTCTTATTATCGCCATCGAACCTGGAATGAGCGCCACCTATTGAAAGAACAAATAATGTTATTTGAGAAGGAAATCCGAGACTTGGAAGCAAAAGTTAAATCTACTGAGATTAACGCCGAGCCGAGAAATCAACCATTCTATTTAGATCATAACAAATTTCAAAAATTAGCCATTCCTGATTTAACGAAAGTTCGTACATAATATTGATTTAGATATAATTTTTTCAATATTCTACATGAAGTATAGCATGTATCTTAAGCATTACGTATGCAAATCGCCGTACCCTTATTATATAGTCCAAGCCGACGAAGATCTGACCAAGTTCCACGTATGGAGTCGCCGAAAGACCTTTAACGCTTGGCTGCACTCGGAGGCGGAGGTGATTGCCATGATTGAGTCCAAATATCCGGGGGCACAAAGAATCAAGCGCATGGATCACAGTCGGAGGAAGTCAGAAACTCCAGCCCGGATGACCTACCCGGCCAAGCAATAGCCCCACCCGGTTCAACCCCCAGCCTATACCCCGGCCCGTGAAGTAGAATTTCCCCGCCGATCAGCGGCCCGCCCGCTAAAAATCAAAAAACGGTTTTTAATGCAGATTTGAATGTACATTCTAGTACTGTTTTTGTACTGATTTCACTTTTAGATTTGCTAGGATGTTCTATTACAAAAGATGGGGCCCGGTTCCGTACCTCCCTTACTGTGCTGATCGGCGGCGGGTTGGCGGGCTGGTTGGCGAGCGGATTGGCGGGAGACTTATGTTGAGCAAGCCTCCAGCCCTCCGGACACGCCTCCCTCGGACACACCTTTTTAAATCAAGTGGAACATTTTATTCATTTGCAAAATAAAGCAGATGAATGTCTGTGTGGCTATAAGCACAGGACACACCGGACACACCTCTCAGTGTGGACGGACCCCCTCTCAACCCCACCCTATAAAACACTATTTTTATAAAATAATGTTTAACAATTTTCAAAAGTGATTCCTATGGCGATTTAAGAAAAGGTGTGTCAGGTGTGTCCTTACTCTATAAATATAATATAAAATATAGAGAACCACACTGTTATGCAGTGCTTTCGCATAAAAATGAGTGGACACACCTTTTTTAAAAGGTCTGTCCGAGGTCTGTCCGGCAGGTCCGAGGTCTGTCCAGATGGCTGGAGGTAGGCTCGCGATAAGTAGGCCGGCCACGAAAAAAATGCCGACTTCTTTCAGTGTTCACAATACGGAAAAACTCATTTCGAGTTGAAGAAATTCGAGCAAGATTCGGCCGAAGATCGAAAGCGCTCTCGCGAAATCTAACAAAAAGAAAGAGATTGCCAAAAAAATAAATTTGAAAATATCAAAGGAGGATATGACATGAGCCCTAATAGGATCGTGGTTTACCGTCATGGCATTTTTCAATCACGAGAGGATCGGTACCAGTGTGTACAATTGAAACAAATACTATTTTTATGTATTATTAGAACTTTTTTCAAAACTTTTTTCAAAATAGAAATATGGTTTTGAAAATAGTTTTGAAAAAAAATCTAGAAATGCCTTTGCAAAGAAGTCTTTTCAACTTTTTTTGAATTTTCCTGACCGCAGAATATTCAGATCTACATTCAAGAATACATTAGAATAGACATTCCAACATTCCAAGAAAAAGTCCTTAAAGTAAACATTTGAAAAATTTGAAAAGAAAACCTGAAAAAAAAATGTTTGATTTAAGCCCGGAATGTTGGAATGTTGGAATGAGAGATTCTGACCGCAGAATTTTCTAAGAAATTTCCTCAGGTAGGCAACAAAATGGCAAAATTACTTTAGGAAAAACAACTTAAGAATATTTTATCTTGTTATATATCATGAACTACCACACAACTTATTACCAACTCCACGCCAAAGAACTGAATGAGAAGCGCCTCATGCAATATTATAGGAAAAAATTGGGCGAAGAGTATGTTAAGAAAATGATCGAATCCCACGGCGATCAAGCCCTCGACGAACTGAAGAAGGCGAGCAAGCGCATCACGAAACTCCAGAAGATCGAGAAAACAATTCAACATTTTGAAACATTAAAGAATAATATATAAGAAAAAGGGCTTAAAGAAATTTTCTCTATATAGAGTACAATGGAATTCACCGAACAAGTCGACCTCAACGCTTGCGACTGGCTTCTCTCCCAACTCTCAACCGACTTTATGAAGGATCATGTCCTCGAGGGCGAAGAAGATCGCTTTAACTATTCTCATGTTAAGAAGATACTTCAGAACTACAAAAAGAACAAGGGCGTGACCAAGGTCAAATATTTCAAGAAGGATTCGGCCGGGATCTTGCGCGATTACGGCGAGGGTGTCCAGAACATGCCAACCAAGTTTCGCGGTCTTATTTGCAAGCACATGACGGACGTTGATATGGCAAATTGCCATCCCGTCATTCTTTTAAACCTTTGCGAAAAACATAATATTCCATGTCCTTATCTGAAAAATTATTGTGAACATAGGGCCGAATGCCTCGACAAGCACACCACCAAGACCCTAATTATGAAAAGCATGAACTCAAAATTTAAAATAAAAAATGTTTCGAATTGGATGATCATGTTTGATATGGAAATGAAGCAGATCCAACAGGCCTTTATTGCCTTGCCGGAGTACGAAGCCCAGAAGGAACTCGCCAAGCAGTCGAACCTCGCCAAGAACAAGAAGAATCTTGAAGGGGCCTTCATGTCGAATCTCGTTACTACGTTTGAAGTGCAGATATTACACAAGTGCCTCGAGTACGGAAAAGTAGAGGTTGGAGTTCTCATGTATGACGGGTTCATGTTTTATGGCCCTAGGCCCGAGGGATTCCTTGAGGCCCTCTCAGCCGTCGCCCTTGGCCTTGGGTTTAAAATAGAGTTCAAATACAAAGATCATGACCATTCCGTTAAGATCCCCGAGGATTGGCAGCCGAAAGATGAAGGGAAATTATATGAGACTCTGAAACAAAAATATGAAAAAGATTACTGCCTTGCCTTCATCGAAATGAATGTAACATACTCATTCAAAGTCAATAATAAAATTCAGTTCTACGGCCCTGGGGAAATATATCACCAGTTTGAAACTGAATTCGTTGGAAATGTCAATTTCTGGAAAATCTGGAGTGAAGATCCAAACCGCCAATCCTTTCGAGACGTTGGCATGTACCCGCACGATGTTCAATGCCCCGATGGTATCCTCAATTTATGGGAGGGCTACGCGGTTGAAAAGTTACCCCACTCCGATGCCGATATAAGCCTCATGCTCGATCATATTCGAACACTTTTGAAAACCGAAGAGTTGTTCGACTTTTTCATTCTTTGGTTGCGAAACATGTTCCAGTACCCCAGCGGTCAAAGCATAATTATCATTTTGAAAAGCAAGGAAGGAGCGGGCAAATCCGTAATTGTTGACTTCTTGCACCACATCATGGGAAACCAGCATTTTTATGAGTGCCAAGATGTGAAAGAGAATTTATACGGAAGATTCAACGCCCATCTATCGGGTAAAGTATTCATCAACATTAACGAGGTTGAGCGCCGTGATATGATGCCCCACATGGAGAAACTCAAAACGATGGTTACCAGCCCCACGATCACCATTGAAGAGAAAGGCAAGAAGAAATACGAAGAAGATAACAAGCGCCATATGTTGATCACAACCAACCATGATAACCCCGTACCCATTCAAGAAGGATCGCGCCGATTTTCATATATTAAATGTAGCGACGAACTGATCGGAAATACTCAATATTTTAACGAGTTGTTTTCCTTCATTGAAAAGAAAGCCAACCAGCGGGCATTTTATCAGTACCTCATGGAGACGCCAGTCAAGCGAAAAATAACAGTTGTTGATATTCCCATTACGCAAGACATGCGCGATATGTTCGAAGCCAACCGCGACCCCATCGAAGACTACGCCGAGCAGTTCACCGGCAAAATGACGGCCTTGGTGAATTACGATAACTACAAGCAATATTTACATGAGAACGGTCTCAAGTTTGAATTATCTAAAAAAACATTTGAAATGAAATTTTCCGACTTCATGGGAAAGTACGGAATAGTTTCGAAACGCGAGACACACGACGGGAAGAAGGAAACTTATTATTCGAAAGTATGCCTACTGAATTAAGCCGGCCTCCAGCCTCTGGACAGACCTCGGACCTGCCGGACAGACCTCGGACGGACCTTTGAAAAAGGTGTGTCCACTCATTTTTATACGAAAGCACTGCATGATCAGTCTCATTCTATATATATACTATTATATTTATAGAGTAAGGACACACCTGACACACCTTTTATTGAATCGCCATAGGAAAGACTTTTGAAAATGTTTAAACATTATTTTATAAAAATATGTTTTTTATAGGTGAACTCACAAGGGGGTCCGTCCACACTGAGAGGTGCGTCCGGCGTGTCCTGTGCTTATAGCCACACTGACATTCATCTGCTTTATTTTGTAAGTAAATAAAATGTTCCACTAGATAAAACAAGGTCTGTCCAAGCAGGTGTGTCCAGAGGGCTGTAGGCTTGTTCATTCAAAACTAAAAGATTTTTTCGAATAAAAATTCTCATGATATACCAATGACGCAAGAACTCAAAACATTAAACCATTATCCAGAGTTTCAGACGGACGCCCAAATAAATCAAGTGATCCATTACGTAAACACCGGCATCTTTCCGCCCGGTCTCACCCAGCGCCAACAAAATCGGTACGCCCAGAAATTCAATCTTTTCGTGGTGCAGTTTGGCCTGCTCCGATACCGTCCAAACGCAAACATAAATCTAGTAGTTTGTTTGAATGCAAATAAGCAGGTAGTTATGCAAAATATTTTCAATAATATCCGTCGAGGGTTGGGGCAGGGGTTAGCCTCTTTCTATCATCAGGTTTGTGAAACCCATTTAAATATCAAAAAGAGCGACACGGACGAGTTCCTGAGGAGACAGGGCGATTATCAATTGACTCGAACGCCTAGGCGCCCACGCATCAACAAGCCGATTCAGGCCGACGTTCCAAACCAGCGATGGGCCGCCGATCTCGTCGACGTATCCACGTATTCCTCCCCCCAAAACAATAATTATCATTGGATTATGGTGTGCGTCGATTACTTTAGCGGGAAAATATTCGCTCGGGGCATGACCAACAAACGGGGCGCAACCATGCGAACAACTTTCGAGGCGATCATGAACGCAAACAATACCGTGCCGCATATAATTCAAGGAGACGGCGAATTTAGCCAGGGGGAGTTCCGCGCTTCATGTGTTGCCAATGGCATCCGAATGATAAAAACGAATCCCTACAGCCCAACAAGTAACGGAAAGATCGAAAGAGCCAACCGCGAAATTCGCAAGTTGATTCGGGCCGGATTTGTTCGGAATAATAATTTTCGTTGGTCTCAGCACCTAGCGGATTATGTTGCCAATATTAACTCGCAACGCCGGGCTAGGTCGAAGCAGTCACCGAATGATTTATGGACTCAAGGATACAACCCCTTACCTGCCGGCCATGTCCCCGCAATCGGGCCACTGAATGACGATAGTACCCTCCAAGAGCGCCAAGATTTTCAAAACGAGTACCTAGATCGGAGAACGGCGCGGATGTTGCAAACGGGTGCGGTAGCGAGGCGGTTTCATTTAAATGATCTTGTTAGAATTCGGCTTGAAAATGTCTCGAATCGAATGCGGGAAAGAACCAAGTCCCATATGAGCATAAATTTGAATGCCGTTCGGTATAGCCCCGAGATCTATTCCGTTACGAATATTCGAACATTTCATGGACCGAGACCACCCGAATATTATCTCCGAGATGCGGGGCTTAATCTCGTCATGTCGGGCGTCACACCTAAAGTATTCTACGGTTCGGATCTGCTGTTTGTCCCTCCTGGATCGGTGAATGTGAGCATGAACCCCGCAACAGTTGACCGAGCAAATCATTTAAATCGGCTATAAAGGGGGTATATAAGGAAGGTTTCGGGTTTCGGGTTTCGGGTTGTTATAAGGCTCCATATACCAGAAAAAATAAAAAAATAAAAAAATAAAAAAATAAAAAAAGGTTTGACAGTAGGAGATACTCCAAAACCAACCCGAAACCCGAAACCCGAAACCTTTAGGAAAAGAACTTTAAGAAATATTTTCTAAATGAAGAATATGATTAAAGGAATTACATTAGACGGTAAGCCAATAACATGGGCAGATGTTCAAAAGAAAGTAATTTATAAATGCCTCGAATGTGGTAATAAATTATGCTTTAGGGACGGCGAAAAAAATGCGAAACACTTTGCCCATTTCGGAACTGAAAATAAATGCGAGTCCATAAAAAGACTGAATTCAAAAATGCGACCGGAAATAAAAAATATGTTTTTCAATCCGTTAACATGTAAGTATAAGACTTGTTTTGTATGTGCGAAAAGAACAAGTTCTAAAAATAAACTGGGGATCTATCCGCTATGTAGGGCTTGTTTAATCGATTCCAAACCGTTCAAGAAAGAGAGTTAAATTCGCTCTTAAATCCGTCGTCGGCCCCCAAAGCAAATAGGCCGATAATGACCCCGCATTTACACGGCTCCAGTCCTCATTTACAAAATGGCGTTTCAAATAATTTTCTCTAAGAGTCTCATCGTGATGATCAAGAAAAGTAGAAGAGTTTTTCGATCCGAAATGAATAGTTAGATTCGGCTTTTCAAACCGTATCATGTATTTCTTATCTCGGCGTGGAGACTTTTGTAAGGATATGAACCTCATAACTAATCACTTTATTTTTTTATTCGACTGAGTAAAGATTCCTTACCCGGTCGAATAAAAAATTATCTATTCAGATTCTTTCACTTCTGTTTTAGTCTTCTTTTTACGGGGAGTCTTTGGCCCATGCATGGATGCATCAAGGTCATCAACTTTTAGAAACGTTACCTCGGGGAAACTCTCCTTTACCTTGGGCTTAAGAAGTTCAGGGATGCAGGCGAAGACGATACTCATACTAAATTGTGATACAATAAAAAATTATTTTCAAACGTAATGTATATGAGCGAAATAAGAGATTGGTATAAATTGACTAAAAAGGCTGGTATTAAAAAGGATAAGCATTATAGTCAACACATGATAGATGCGGGAAGTATGATCTTATGTATAGGAGGAACGGGATCGGGCAAGAGCACGGCACTTTTAGAATTCTTATCTAGGTGTCCCGAAAAGTACTATGAGATACATTTATTTAGTGGCTCGAACAATGCTGACACCGAACCCTTGTACCGTTTACTCAAAGAAAAAATTCCTGAGGTCCAAACCTACAATGATATAAATAATGTCCCAGAACTCGAGAGTTTCGAAGATAAAGATTGTGAGAAACTGATCATATGGGATGACTACCTACAATTGACAGCCAAACAAATGAAAAAGTTAAATCAATACGTTACGGCATCTCGTAAAAGCGGGTTCACGAACTGGTTCATGTCCCAAAGTTACGTACACTGTCCCAAAATCATTAGTCGAAATGCGACCCATATGCTTTTATTTAAACTAAATGATAATCGAAGTCTCAATACAATTATTAAGAATCATAATCAACTCGATCTACCTGATGAAGATTTTAAAAAACTTCATCAAATGATTACATCTCAACCGCGTTCGTTTTTAATGATTGATTTGAAAAATAGAAATGTAAGAAAAAACTTTACCGATATTTTACAAAAGTGTTAGAGCCCAAATCGTTTTTTCAAGACGGCGTCGTTTTTATTCGGGTCATGGAAAGCATCGAGAAATTGCTGGTACATTTCCGTGCCATCTCCTCCTCTGGTCATGGCCTTCAAGAAAGCGATTGTATAAAACCCGCAGGCTGTGCTTGATAGTGCTTGCATATCTTCCTCGGAATAAATGTAGTCCAAGCCATCTAAAATCTTCGGTCCGATCACGCCATATGAATCGAAATAATAAAATTTATCAAGACGAATCAAGGCAGTCCAGTGTGATCGTCCATTTAAATTTAGGATACAACTTTCGCCTTTCTTTAATTTCGGAACATCATCGCGAATGAAACAGCCCAAAAATCCGGGGATTTTTAAATGCTCAATGAGTTCATCTATTTCATGGTCGGTTAGTTCATTACTAAGTCCTCTCGCTTTCAATCTCTTCAACATACCCCCTTTGAGAAGTGCATCAGCATACCCCCCGAGATCGGTAACGGTTTTAGCGGTAGATGAAAGCCAACCCTTATTTTTGAATATTTCCGAAGTATCCTGCTTGATAAAATTCCATCCTTCTTGAATACCATTTGCCTGAAACACTCCCAAAATAAAATTTTGACAGTTATTTTTGTCAGGATCATATGGTATAAAATTCTTTCCCATTTTTTCCTTCGTCTTTTGAATGTACTCTTTGATCGTATATTTTGGAACATTGTTAACCAACATACTTTCTTCCATCTTTGGAATTGTCATGCTCATGTTGATTCTTGCGTTTTTTTCAAGTATCACTTTCTTACCATTAGAGCAGTTGAAGACTAAAAAAAGATGAAAGATGTTGTCAAATGGAACCTGTGAAAGAGTTCTCAAAGCATTCTGAATAACTGATTGAACCGAATTTCTTCCGATCGTGATAGTTTGCACTTCATAATCATTTACTTTTGAAAGTAATTCCTTTACATTGCTAGGCAACCCTGCATTCTCAAGGTCAAACTGATTCATATAGTGTCTCATTTGTCCAATCCCTTTTCCTTTACTCATATAATATGATATATTTTTTTTGCTTCTAAATAAGAATTTCTTGCATCCTCTTCTCTTTCAAAACATCCAAGATATTTATTTTTTCCATCTTTTTTTATAAATCCATACCATTTTTGATGTTTTTTGTTCCAATAATATCCTTTAGCATCTGTATTAAAAGAATTTTGTTGATGCGTAATTGCACGTAAATTGAAAACACAATTGTTAGTTTTATCTCTATCACGATGGTCGATATCTAATTTAGAATCTAAATCAAATATTCCAAAAGCATGAGCAATGACTCTATGTGCTAAAGTTGACTTTGAATTTACATTTATTGACGTATAACCAGTTTTTTTATCTATGCAACCAACTGTATTCCACTTTTTTGTTATTCTATGTTGTCTTAATATTGAACCGTTACGGTAACAAATTAAGTTCGTTTTTCCAATTCGACAAAATCTAAACATCAACATATATAATATAACCCATCTAAATCAATTTTTTTACATCAATAGCCTGCAGGGGCCAGCGCCATTCCCGATAGTTTACGATGGCGTTTAAGTCCGAACCCTGACTTCTGATACGTTTTACGGGCTTTGTTCGCCGTATCAATGGCATCATGTAAAGTAGAGTCAGCGAAGCCTTGCCACCTCTGTGCCTTCTTTAGTCGATTGACGCCCATGCCTTTCTGGTATGTTTTACGTGCTTTGTTGGCCGTGTCAATCGC